ATCGGCGAAGGGCTTTATCGTGGTATCGCTGGTAACATGGGAGACAAAAAGCGCCTTGAAAGAGCAGAAGCAGCCGGGATGTACGCCCGCAACAAGAAGGTCATTGAGGAACAACGCGAGACAGTTTTGCGAGGTGCTCCTGAATCGTTTGTTCAACGTACTGAAGTGGGTCCCATCAAGCTCGAAAGACGAAAGACTTCTCACCGTTCACGCATTTCTGTGGCGGGTGGTAATAGGATTAGGCCAGCAGACACATCATCAAGCGATTCTCCTTTAGGCGATATGCATGTTGAGCGTCTTATCGTTGGCACAATGGAGGTTGGTGGTAGGGGTGGCGATGGAAAAGAGTCTCTAGCGGATCGAGTTGGCAAAGAGGCGAACGAAGTGAAAACAGGCAAGGGGTTCAACCTTGGTGCTTTGAAGAACCTGTTCGGTGGATTCTTTGGCAAATTGCTGGGCATGATCGGTATGATCGGCACATTGTTTATGGGCACTATTGGAAGATTAGTGGGTGCAGTAGGCCCGTTGCTGGCAATGGGTGGTCGTCTTATTGCAGGTCTTGGGCCATTGATTGGTCTAATTGCTAAGTTTGCTGGTCCTGCATTGGCTGTTGGTGTTGCTGGAGCAGCCGGGTACGCAGTAGGTACGGCGATCACAAAGGGCGCAGATTGGGTAGCACAGAAGATCACTGGTCGAGAAGGTGAGTCCGCGCAGTCATTGATTATGGCTGGTGTGGACAAGGTGCAGGAGAGAGCCGGCGGCGCGCTCGGCAAGTCCGAGCAAATGAAACAAGACGAACACCAACTAAAGGTCGATACAGAGCTGTTTGCCAAGAGTCTCGCACAGCAAGGCGGCGAGATGACTTCAAAACAAATTGAACGTTGGAAGAAACGTGGGGTAGATGTTTCTGCTGCTAAGGTAAATGAAGATGTTGTGCAGCGTGGTCTAGATGGTAAGCCGCTGTCAGCACAAATGGTTCCTGATGTGATTCCAAAGAATCAATGGATGCCAGATGAATCTCCCGCAGAGGCAGCACGCATGAAGTCTGGTGGTGTGAATTCTGCATTGGCGGCACCGTCTGCTGCTATTCATGAACGAACCAACATGATCGACGCAGCTAGTCGTCAAGTCGAGTCTAGTAAGGAAGTGCGTTCGTCCAAACCTACGGTCGTGGTCAACAACGTTGGTGGCGATAAAGGCAGTTCGTCTATGTCCCCACCAGGCATTTCGTTGGGTGCGGCGCGTAATCAAGAAAATGCATTCGCACGATATCTCGCTGCGAGCTTTGCTGCTTTATGAGGAATGCGTTTATTAGTCCTATATGCACTTGTCGGGGGCCTCTATCTAGTAGGAATCATTATCCTAGTTAGAGGGTACCTAGCCTCAAAACGGCACAAATAAGGAAAGCCCGCAATTGCGGGCTTTCCTGTCATCACAAAATGTTACGTTACGTCAATGGGCGTTACCCCGGCAGACGCTTCGTTTTTTGCCTTATCACGTTCGTACCTCAATACTGAATCACGAAGATAGGTGGTCAGATAATCCTTCACCTCTCCTGCATTGGCGTTTCGTCCTAGTAATAGGATTGAACCAATAGCCTCAGCAATTCTAGCATCTTGGGCCGAATTGGTAGTTATGGTGATCGATGCCATAATCTATCCTAGAACGGTTCGTCGTCATCATTGGCCAACTTAGTGAAAGTAGCCAGATCATCATCTTCTGCGGTGTCTACACGCGACGGCTTCACAGCAGGCGCGCTTTCCTTGACGATAGGCGTGCTAGCAGCCTCATAGTCGATAGTGTCATCATCCACCTTTGCTGTTGAGGCAGTTGCAGTAGTTGGTGAACCATTGTTCAGAACCCGTTCAAGGTTGCGCTTCAATTCGTCATACGGCTTGAAGTTCTTTGGATCCAGGAACTCTTGAAGTGGATACTCATTCTCCCAGATCGCCTTGATTTCCTCGTCTGTGCCGATAGGAGAAGGCTTTTCAAACTCAGACTTATCGTAGTTACGATAGCCTTCAACCTTGCGGATCTTGAGTTTGAAATTAGCGCCTCCCCAGAAGTCAAACGGATTCATTGGCACTTCGTCAGCAAACTCTGCTGGCGGTGACATGACGTCCTTGATCTTATCGTAAATCTTCTTGCCGTACTTGAACAGGAAGACCTTACCGTTGTTTTCCGGATGCTTCGGATCAGTCACGACCTGAATGTTGGAAATGTAGTTCAACTTGCGCTTGCGTTTGCGAACGATTTCCTTATTGGCTTCTGTGCCTGTATTCCACAGCTGGGAATTCAACTCGCTGACAGGATCGGCCTGACCAAGAGTCGTGAGGGAGTTTTCGATGTACCATTTACCCGTCGGGCCCTTGAACCCGTGCGACCAGATGCGAACCCACGGGCTATCTTCGCCTTGAGGTGCGTCGAGAAAGCGAATAACAGCATAGCCGTTACCGTCCTTATCGACTTCTGGTTGCCAGAACCGCGTGTCATCCTTCTTTTCGAAGGAACTAGACTTTTGGGTTTCTTCTTTGAGGTGAGCGAACCGCTCATTGGCTTTGTTCTTTAATGCTTTGAGTGCTTCGAAATCAATTGCCATGTGTATCTCCTTGTGTATCGTATGATTATCGTATGATAATGTATGTTTTTACTTTCATGGTATGGTCGTGGGATCATAGTCGTCTTGATCGGGGTCCGTCACCCGATCAACCCATTCTTGCGTTAACCTTAACCGTCTGCCCTCTTTGGTGTCACGCATTCTCTTGTATTTAGCGTGCCCGTGAGTCCTTGATGCGTTCTTAAAATGCTCTTTTTCATCGTCTGGACGATGCTTATAGTACGTCTTGCCCATGTCAACCTGCTTCGCCTCTAAGTGGAAAATACTGTAACAGAATGTTCTTGAATTTCGCCTTATCGATTTCCAGAAAAGGCTCATACTTGCGAATTGACCGTTTGATAGTTGGCCACAAGATAGTGTCCTTAACACTACTATCGCACTTTAACACGAACCCTGTTAGGATGTCAAGTATCGTTACGGTTTCTATACTCACCCGTTTCTTGAGATGCATATCGATGATGAATGGTCTGTCGCCATACACCACGAACAGATCAGCCAGAATCCCCTCCTGCTGATTGTCCACAAACAGGTTCTTGATCGCAGACAGTTCCTGTTCAAATGTATACGATAGCGATTCTATTCGCTTTCGCCATTCGGTATAGGTGATTTCAAATTCGATGCTCGACGTATGCATTCCGCCCCATTTTTTGCCTGAAGTGAATTGCGCTACAAAGACCTGTATCAGTTCCTCTTTACTATATTTCTTGGCGAGCGAGTTAAACCAATACGCTTCGGGTTTGTTTCGAAACTTATCGAAGTCCCCACCGTGTGTTTTGTAGTTATACTTAACTGCATCATACGAATCGCTAGTGAAGTGCAACCGCAATGCTAGGTAAAGCTTATAGGCCCCAAACGCATCAGTTTGGTGTTCCTGTATCGCGTGCATTTTCATCCCTTGTCTTGAGCAACAACTTCTCCACGAACCACCGCAATACCAAAATATCCTCTGCCAGCATCTTTAGCAAACGCAATTGCTGGTCGTCAGGCGACAGAGTACCATCTTTACAATGCTTGTCAAACATTTGCATCATTATTGTCCGACCAGCCTTATCTTCATACCATTGTTCAATAAGGGTGCCAATATCCTCGTTCATAGTAGTGGTGGCGATGACGCCTTCTTTCCTGTTAACATATTTCTTGAGGTAGCCTCTGCGCGAATTTTTTCCTTTAAGGATCGCGTGATGGCTTTGCCGATTGCAGCAATGTCAATGTCGTTGCGTTGGCAGAAATCGATGATGCAGTCCATGTAGGAATTGCCATTTGCCACCGCCTGCTTCTCAATGAATTGACTGAATTCAGATGGCGTAGTGAACTGCTTTGTGATAACGTAGGTATCAGAGATTTTGGACTTTGGCTTTTTCATTTGTAGAAGAGGTGCGTTCCTATTTGTCGGATGAAATACCGTTCTGCTGACCATAACGGTGTTGTATAGTCAGCATGAAAGTATAGCGCCTTTTCTAGACCAGCGCAACAGTTGGGGTTGCGCAAAAAGTCCTCTGCTACTTTGATAGCACGGTGCCAGGCATCCATAGATTTCGGTTCGTCTTTACCTTCACAGACCCAAGAAAAGGCGCAAGTGCCTTTATGCTTGAAATAAACAACGTCGCACATGCTGTCGAATTTTTGTACGCGCTTTCGGTTGTAAGTAACACGGGCCACTGCCTTCTGGCCCTCAATCGGTTCACCACGTGCCTCGTGGTAAATATTCTTGGCCAAACAGATCAGCTCATCTTGCGTGTATTGGATCGCAGACGCGATTTTTGGTCTGACTAGCTTGGGTTTCTCTTGTGGTATCTTGATGACTTCGATTGTTGTGATTGGTTTTATTGGAGTCTCTCGCATTGAGACAGTCGATTGTATCGCTAAAAATGGAACACTCAGGAGCATCAAACTGATGGCTGGTGCTAGACGCATTTATCGTCTCCTATTTTGAGCCAACTCCTCGCATACGAATGACATATTCTTCCGTTGTGGCGTCTACCTTCAACGTAAGCATCCTGCTGCCCTTATCCGCCTTCTTGTACGAATACTTGAACGAGCAAGACTCTGTTGGCATTACTGTTTTTCCGATGACGCAAGTCGAACCAATGTCGAAAAACTCCTTCGTAGATCCTTCAGACAC